CATCTATCCCCGAAGGATTTAATCCTACCGTGGGTGGTAGCCTCGATTTGAGGGGGCTAACATCTATCCCCGAAGGATTTAATCCAACAGTAGGCGGTGGCCTCTATTTGAGTGGTCTAACATCCATCCCTGAAGGCTTTAATCCAACAGTAGGCGGTAGCCTCTATTTGAGAGGGCTAACATCCATCCCTGAAGGCTTTAATCCTACCGTGGGTGGTAGCCTCTATTTGAGTGATCTAACATCCATCCCTGAAGGCTTTAATCCAACAGTAGGCGGTAGCCTCTATTTGAGTGATCTAACATCCATCCCTGAAGGCTTTAATCCAACAGTAGGCGGTGACCTCGATTTGAGTGGTCTAACATCTATCCCCGAAGGATTTAATCCAACAGTAGGCGGTGGCCTCTATTTGAGTGGTCTAACATCCATCCCTGAAGGCTTTAATCCTACCGTGGGTGGTAGCCTCTATTTGAGGGGCAATTTAAAATCAAAAAAGAAGCCGCTTCCAGATGGATTTCATGCAAGCCTTGAATTATTAATTGAGATTAAATTCAATGCAAGAGGATTTACCATTGCAGATGGTATTTTAGCTAAAATTATTCAATCAAAGAAAAACCTTAAAAAAATTATTATTGTGGGTAAAAAAGAAATTTCATGGCTTGCAAGTGATGAAAAAGGAAATTATGCACATGGGAAAACATCATCAGAAGCAGTTGCTGAATTATCCTTTAAATTAGCTGATAAAGGTGATTTATCGGATTTATACAATATGCCATTAGATATGATTAAAACACCTATGGAATGGGGATATATCTATCGTCGCGCAACAGGGGCGTGTCAACAAGGCACTGATAATTTTAAATCTATGAATGTTAAAAAAGAAAAATACACATTGCGTGAAATTTTAGATGCAACTAAAGGCGCGTTTGGTCATGAACAGTTTAAGAAAGTTGTAGGTGTATAATGACTTACGCCACAAAACGAAACAACCGAATTAGGCTGTCCAGATATATCGGATGGGCAACTGTAGCCGCATTAATATTATGCGGTGGATATATTGGACTAAAAAAACAAGAGCGATTTTATATTGAAAGGAATGTGTAATGGATTATCAGGAGTTTTTAAAACAAAAGTCTATTATATTGCCGCCAACTGGAATTGAACCACCAAAATTAAGTGATAGTCTTTTTGATTTTCAAAGAGATATTGTTTCATGGGCTTTGAAGCGCGGACGCTCTGCTATATTTGCAGGGACTGGGCTAGGCAAATCATTCCAAGAATTATCATGGGCAAACGCGCTATATGAGACGGAAGGGGTCAGAACGCTTATATTTACTCCGTTAGCAGTTGCGGCGCAAATGAAGCGTGAGGCTGATAAGTTTGGTATTGATTGCGCCCATGTTCATAACCAAGATGAAAGTAATAGCCCTATTTTAATTACAAACTACCAAAAAATTGATTATTTTGATTTATCAAAGTTTGATGCAGTTGTGTTAGATGAAAGCTCTATTCTTAAAAATCAATCTGGTCATTATCGGACAAAATTAATTGATGCGACAAAAAATACAAAGTTTAAACTTGCGGCAACTGCTACGCCAAGCCCTAATGATTACATGGAACTGGGAAACCATGCAGAGTTTACTGGCATCATGTCATACACCGATATGCTTTCAACTTTTTTTGTCCATGATGCGGCAAACACTCAAGAATGGCGTTTAAAAGGCCATGCGGAAAGTGAGTTCTGGAAGTGGATGGCAAGCTGGTCTGTTATGTTGAAAAATCCTTCTGACATTGGATATGACGGCGCACGGTATAATCTTCCTAAACTTCATCAAATACAGCATACGGTCAAAGCAGAATACGCGCCAAATGTTGACACTGGGCTTTTATTTCCAATGGAAGCGCAAAGTATGGGGGAAAGACTTGCGGCAAGACGGGCAACGATTGATGATAGAGTTAAAAAAGCGGCTGAAATTGTTAATTCAAAACGTGATGAATGCTGGGTCGTATGGTGCAATCTTAATGATGAAAGCGCAATGTTAGAAAAAATTATTCCTGATAGCGTCCAGATTGTAGGGAGTATGAATGAGGATAAAAAAGAGCAAATTTTAGAAGATTTTGCAAATGGTAATATCCGAGTTCTTATATCAAAGCCGTCATTAACTGGATTTGGCATGAATTGGCAACACTGCAATCATACTTGTTTTGTCGGATTAAATGACAGCTTCGAGCAAATTTATCAAGCTGTTAGAAGATTTTGGCGTTTTGGACAAACGAAAGAAGTTTACGCTCATTTTATTGCGTCTGAAATTGAGGGGGCAGTCGTGAATAATATTAAACGAAAAGAACAACAATGCGAACACATGATGCAACAAATGGTTAAGCACATGGCAGACTTGAACGCCGCCAATATTAGAGGGGCAGTGAGAGACACCGCAAGTTACTTACCACAAGATAAAATTCAATTACCAAGTTTCATATAGGAGAGAAAAATGAACAATGTAATCAATCAAATTGTAAACGAAAACTATGCTATTTATGAGGGTGATAGTTGTGAGATTATGCCATCACTTCCAAGCGAATCAATTGGCTATTCTTTACATTCACCACCATTCGAAGGGCTTTATAAGTTTTCTAATTCTGACAGAGATGTTTCAAATTCAAGTGGCGATGATTTTTATAAGCATTATGGGTTTATTATTGAAGAACTATTCCGCATAACAAAAACAGGTCGACTTGCAAGCGTTCACTGTATGCAGTTGCCAACCAGTATAACACGCGATGGGTTTATTGGGATGCGTGATTTTAGGGGTGAAATTGTAAGGTTATTTCAATCAAAAGGATGGGTTTTTCATTCCGAGGTTTGTATTTGGAAAGACCCTGTAGTTGCACAACAAAGAACAAAATCAATTCGTCTGCTTCATAAGCAAGTGACTAAAGACGCTTCTATTTCTGGGCAAGGGCTTGCTGATTATATTTTAACATTCCGCAAGGTTGGAAAAAATCAAGATCCAGTCGCAGGGATGTTTGAATACTACATTGGGGAAGGAAACGCGCCAGAACCAATTGAGAGCCGATTAAAACGTCAAAATGAAGAAGATGCTAAAAAATGGTATTCAATCGAAGTTTGGCAACGATACGCAAGTCCAGTTTGGATGGATATTAGCCAATCAAGAACGCTTCAATATCGTGGTGGACGTGATGAAAAAGATGAACAGCATATAAGCCCGTTACAACTTGATGTGATTGAGCGTTGCATTCATTTATGGTCAAACCCTAATGACGTTGTATTTACACCATTCCTTGGTATTGGCAGTGAGGTTTATGGTGCGGTTGAATTAGGTCGTAAAGGATTGGGGATTGAATTAAAGCCGACTTATTTTAAACAGGCGGTTAAAAACCTAAGCGAATTAAAATTAAACAGTGAACGATTGATTTAACAAGTTTTAGGGGAAGGATTTTAGATTTATTTTTTAACCAATGTTAAAAGATATTTTCTGAATTGGATACCTTCCCCTAAATATTTTAAAGGAGAATAAAATGCAAACAATTGATTTAACGACACATATTTTAGACCGCCACAAGCCTGATTTTTGGCTTTACTATTTTAACGCAGAACCATCGAATGATGATGATAATGTTATATATATGGGGGTGTCAAAATGACCAGTGTAATGGATAAAATCTACGAAGAACAATTTAATACATACAAACCAAAGGTGAGAAAATGAAACTAACAGAACAAATTAGAAAAACAATTGCGCTTACTGCGACGACTGAACAATTTAAAGAAACTGCAGAAAAATTTAATAATGAGGAACATGAAATAGCAATGGAATTGTATCATTCATTATATGATGAAAAATTGCTTAAAAAAATAAACAAAGTTCCTGAAGAATGGTTGCGAATGGATAAATGCTTGCGGTTAAATTGTGGAGGATATGATTTAACATTTTCAGTTAAAAAACCCGTTCCAGTTCCCTATGCAACGCATTGCGCTAGGCTTGGTGTTATTACAGGAGACCTTGCGGAAAAAGCACAGGGTTTTGCAAATAGAAAAAAATATGAAAGGGAAAAATCTAAAAAAGCGTACAATCTTTTATTATCAATTTTATCTTCGGTTACAACATTTAAAAAACTAGAAGAAGTTTGGCCTGAAGGTAAAAAGTTTTATTCGGGTTATCTTGATAAAAAAGGCAATGAGTATCAAGTTCCGACTATTCAAATTGATGAGATTAACAAAATGTTAGGATTAAAAAAATGACAAAAACTGAATTTTATAAATGGCGCAAGAAAGCGGGTATTCCTCAAGTAAGTGCGGGTAAGATATGCGACAAGTCAGAACGTCATATAACACGGTACGAAGCAGGGGAATATATGCCTAGCCCCGCTGAAATATCCGCGCTTATGGTGTTAGCTGGGTGGCCTATAGAAAAAATAAAAAAATATTTGCAAAACGCTATTGACACATAGCCATGATGTCTATATAAATTAGAACAACGAAGGAGAAATCATGAAACAAGAAACCGAATTAGTTAGCTACCTAGATGAAGTTGTTGCCGTAGTTGAAAAACGCAATGTTGACGATGCGGTCAATGACTTTAAAAAGTTGCGTGATATTATCAATACCGCTTGTGTATCTTTATACGTTGCCAATCAAAAGAACATACTTGGCGCAAAAGAATTGGGCGAGATGATTGGCGGTATGCACATTGACATGACAAATTTAATTGAACAACTTGAGGGTAAGTTTGATGATGGAGTAAATGCGATGCCAGATAACCATTCTAAGGCTTCGACTGGGTGTAAGTAATTGCGTAAACTGTTAGCCGTGGGGAATACAACGGCGATTTTTTAAAAACCAAGAGGAAAAATAAATGATAACCGTTGAAACAGCGACAGACATCGCGCTCACTCATAGAGACATAAAAGTTGCGATCGAGCTTTTATCTGACATCGAAAAGGAAATCGAAAAAGGACAAAATGAGCCATCAGATATTAGGGATAATTTCGGGAGAAGGGTTGGATATTTAGATCTTGGCGTTCCGAGTGGCAACAGCTCAAGACGTCTTTTCCAAGTTGATTGGTGTTTAGCAAAGCCAGTGATTGAGGCTCATATAGCCAAATTGAAATCAGAACTTTCTGCGCTCAATCAAAAAGCTTTATTTGAAGCTGGATAATAACATGACAGACACAAGCGATTTTTTAAAGGAGAGAGAAATGTTTTACGAAGAAAAATTTATTGATGGCGTTTGGTATTGCCGCACTAAGCCATATGGTGAGTGGATAGTAAGAGATGCTCCAAACCCAACCCCCCAAGATTTTATTGAAGCGGCTAATGCGTTGCAGGATGTTGCGCAAGTAACAAAAACGCATGAAAATGTTAGTTGCGCGAATTTAACTAACGCAGAGTTACTTGCCGAGGCGGTGAATAGGATACCAAAATTATCTAACTATGTTATCGTTAAAGGACGAACAACGGTTGATTTATCTATAGCGGTTAAACGCCGTTTAGAGGATGGATGGGTTACGCTGGGCGGTGTAAGTAGTGTGATTGAAACAATTCCTGTTGAACCACCGCGTGGGCTATTTCATATTAACAAACGCCCTGAACCAAAAACTAAAGATGTAATTGTATTTATTCAAGCGATGGGTATGCTACACCAGAAATGATTGAAGCTGGCATTGATTTTCTTATCAAGCACCGTGAAAAGACAAGCAACGCTGTACTTGCTGAAATGCTATTTAATGAGATGGTAAAAGTCCGCCTGCAACTCGCACGGCAGAAAGGCGGTGTATGATGCCAGTATTTTTAGGATTTGTAATAGGGCTTTGTAGCATGGTTTTTATCATGCTTATTGACGAACGTGGAAACATAGCTGAGTGCGCAAGAAAGAATAATGTTTTTACTTGTGAGAAAATTTATATACCTACGAAAGATGAACAAAAATGACCAACCCAACAAAAGAACTTATTGCCGCGAGGGATGATTTTATAGTCGGATGCCATGGGTGTTTAGACCCTGAAATGGAACAAACAATCCTCTCCCTCCTAGACTCCCATATCAACCCGCCTGATTTGGATGAATTGCGGATGAAATTGCAACAATCAACTTATGAGCCAGCCACTCCTTTAGATATAGCATATGTTGATGGTTACAATGCCGCAATCGACCGCCTATCCCCGCGAATTGTACGGGAGGGGTTTGTTGTTGTGCCAGAGGAGCCGACAGAGAAGCAATATATTCAATACGCAAAATCTTGCCCGCCATTCACCACATATATGTTTGATGAGGGCAAAATATCCGCGATATGGAGAAATCAGTCTCAGGCAGACCATGTGGAGGCTTGTAAAAAATCTTACCAAGCCATGATTGCCGCAAGTAAGGGGGATTAAAATGACAGATAAGAAATTATTTATATGCGAAGAGGTTAAGCAAGCTGTTCAGGAAACGGCAATGGGTAATATTTATAAAATAACTTACATCCCAATACGCGAATATGACGCCACCGAAACCGAACAACTACGGAAACGGATTGACGAACTAGAAACATTTATAGAAGTTAGAGGATATGAGGTGCCGAGATGAAATATATTTTAGTAGCTTTAACATGGGTTTTTTCTTTTATTGTAGTGCCTTATTTATTAATAGGTTTTGTCACATGGGAGTTTAACATCAATAAACTTTTCTCAAGTATGGTTGGTAGTGATAGGGATTTTATAATATTTCTATGGCTATTTTTTACTGTATCAACAGTACCTATTTTTATAAAGATGTTAAGGGGAGATGATTAAAATGAAAATCACAATGACCCCACCACTGCGTAACCAATTCGAACGTGCCGCAATGGAGGAGAAATATAAAGCTAGATTGATTGAATTGTTTGAGAGTGAAGTAAACGCTTTTATGGCGCATAACGAATGGTACAAAGGTAAACAATCAGTCTTTCATAGATGGCACGTATATAACCAGATAGCGCATATCGAAGCCTGTCACGGGTTATTGCCAAGCGAAAAAAAATTAGTAAGTTTTATTGTGGAGGTTTAAGTGACAAAATTTTATTGGGAAGGCGTAGAAATATATAGTTCTGCAAAACGAAAAACAATCGCACTTGAAGAGGCTAAAAAATATTGTGTTGAAAATCATATCAACCATTGGGAATTGGTAAGTAATGCCAAAAATAAAAGGATTGTTAGTCATCGTGTTGAACTTGCGCGATATATGTATAAATTAGGATTTGGTTATCAATATATAGGCTATGCAATCAATAAAGACCATTCATGCGTTGGAAACTATTTACGCGATAAAATACCATCAATTGAAAAATATGATTTTCCTGATAATGTGATTAAAGTTGACGGTGAACAGGTTGCGGTTTTAAACTATTTTACCGTTTTACCGCATCATTATAAAAAGCAATTCTGCAATCAATTTGCTAAAAAATACAATATTAACGCATCAGGTATTAAAATTTCATATGAGAACGCAAGAAAGGATTTACCAAAATGGAAACCATCAATGACAAAATAATATCACTATACAAAAACGGAATGTCTTATGAGATAATGCGGCAACGTTCCAAAATATCAAAAGACAAATTGTGCAAAATTATTAAACAATTAAAACTTGACGGGGTATTAAAAGACCGTAGCGAAAAAAAAGCAAACAGTGTGTCAAGACGCGAAAGGGTGACTTATGAGAAAAAGAGCTATGATTATCCTGCGCCAGATGATGCGGTTGATATAATGAACTTAAAGCATAACAGTTGCAGATTCCCGTTTCATGGTACTTTGTTTTGTGGTAAAATAAAAACCCCTGTATCATCATATTGCAAAGATCATGATGAATTATGTGTGACAATGAGGACAAAAACAAGATGACATACCCAGTAAGCTATGACCCAAAGACAAAAACATGGATAACAATTAAAGGCGAACACACGTCATGGACAGAAGCGTTTCAGGCGATTAAGGATAAATTAACCCCTACATGATACTATTAATCATTCCCCCCCAGAGAGAAACACCCGCTTATTAGGCGGGTGTTTTTTGTTGTTATGTTCTAGGGTCATCAACTTCAATTAATTCAACACAACCTATCTTAATAATAGGCGCTACTGAACCTCCACCGCGAACGGTAATCTCAACACGCCATCGAATTGTTGTACTTGCAGCATCTAATATAAATGCAGGTGTTTCAAGTAGTTGGTCGCGTGTTTTTGTTGCCCATTTTGATAAAAGACTACCTTTCTCAGTAAAGGCAACCTCTTTAAACGCTTGCCCACTCATTTTTGAGCCTGCTTGGTCTTCGACAAATAGTGTAATGCCATAGATTTGGTCTGATGCGTTTGTTTCAATTTCACAACGGCCTAAAACCCATTTACCACCTTTGTTATGGGTTGTGTTAGATGGGTTTGTTCTGAAATAGAAAATCTCATCAGTTGTTCCGCCCATAGTAAACGTCAACACTTGATTATTACCCCTGCCATCAGCCTTAGCCGCTATACTGTTTACAACGGTGCATAAAGATCCACTTGCACGTTCTACAGTGCCGCCAGAAATAACAGTTCCGCTTGAACCAGTTCCGTTTGTTCCTGCTGTTGCACCTAATAGAAAAGGGTTGATTGGAAGAATACTTCCGCGTTCATTATATGTTGCATCATAAATATTATCAGCAGACCATGCATTAATTGGAGCGGCAGGAAACACATTTTTAAGCCAGTTTGCAAAATCTTCACCGACATAATCACCACCCTCGACATCGAAGTGAGTACCGTCTCCAGTTCTTGCGGCGTATGGTGTGCCGTCTGCCGTTGTAAAATCAGTCCAAGCTTTATTCCAGTCATAAATAAATACACCATTGCGTTTTTTAGCAAATTCACGGCTTTTCGCATTAATCCAGTTAGCTTGCTTTCTTGCAACGCCACCCGAAGCCCAAACAGAAGTTGAACGAGATAGAATAGGCAAAAGAACGACACGTTTACCGTATGCTAAAAACTGGTCAACTAACCATTCACGTTGAGATTGGATATATTCTTTTGTTAAAGCCCCCGCCATATCATTTGTGCCGCCATCAATAACAATAATGTCAAATTTATCAATATAATTGGCAATAATATAAGGAACACGAGCAACGATTTGATCAATTGTTTGACCAGAAACACCAAAATTAAGACCTTGGAAATATCGAGTTGTTCCACCCACGCCAGACGGCTCCCATCCTGTAAGGATGGTTGAATCTTGCCATACAGGGCATTTAAAAATGCCTTTGCTATATGCCATAGCTTGGACAAACCAACCACGCGCCATACTCCTTACAGAGTTTGTTGCGCCAAAGTGATTTTGTTGAATTAGGGATGTGCCTAAAAAGGCCATTCTATTACCAGCGGCTTTACTTCCATTATCTCTAGGCGTTCCGACTGCTCTTAACATTTTTATTCTCCTTAAATTAAAATTATTTCTTTACTTTTGGCGCAAGTCCAGTTGTTACGCCGTTAATCTTTTCAACCGTCCGCATTGCGCCAAGTCCTAACATACCAAGTAATACAGTCATAAGCGCGTCCATATCGAACACGGGTAATGTATAATCAAGCCCATAGACGGCAAAAATAAACGCAAGAAACGGTTGGATAATAAAATGATACGCCAATGCAAAGCCACATATCCAACCGATAAAAGGACGCCATCCTGCGACAAATACAGATGCATGTTGCGCTTCGATTTTATTAACTTCAGATTGTTGTTGCGCTTGTGCATTAGCCGCATCCATGACTTCTTTCATAAATGTTTCTTGAGCTTTTGCCCGCGCATTAGGGTCAGGAATTAAGCCAAGTAATTTATCAAGTGCCGTGCCGATAATTGGTAATAATGCTGTAATCATTTCCAAAACTCCCACCATTTTTTGCATTCAGTCAAATATGCTTTTCTTACACAACGGCGCACAACTTCAGCATGTGATATTTTATGATACTTTGCGCCGCCTTCAATCAATGCCGCTTGTCTATCTGTAAATGTGACCGTTATGCGTTTCATAATGAAACCTCTCTTAATAAATCAGTTACTTTCTTTGCCCTGTTTGGCACTTGACGCGCCCATAAGCTTTGAAGCGCATTATCCGCCGCCGCATTATAAGAACCATTCTTGATTAACTCTAATGTGTTTTTAAACCCCTTGAATTTTTTAATACCAAGGTTAAAGCACATATTAGCCATTGCTCTTTGAACGTTTTCAGGGTGGCGTCTCCACCAAGGGAACTCTTTATCAAGGGAACTCTCAACACGGACAATATCATTTTCAAGTAAGAAACTTGCTTCATCTTCTGTAATACCGCCGCCTAATTGTTTATCAACTAAACGCCCATATCCGATAGTCAAATAACCAAGGCTATCTTTATACGCGTTCGGCATAAAACCTTCATCGGCCTTCAAGTCTTTAGCAAGTTTAAATCTATCCATCTAATGCCATCCTAAAATTTTTGATAAAACTACAACCATCATACCAGCTAACCCAATTTCATGGAATGATTTTGATTTCACCGCATGACGATTAACTGGTTGAAATTCCAATCCATTAAACGCAGACGGGTTATCATTCACGGCGCAAATTAATCTCTTGCACGCCGCCCTAACTTTTAAATGACTATGCATCAAATCATTTTTTAGCATTTATAACACCCGTTAAAATATTAACCGCTTCAGCCACTTCTAATAGGGTTTTGTTAGTCTCTTTGCGCTCTGAAAACCAAGCCCGTTGCAAAAATAAAACATAGGCCATAAGAATAACAATAAATATAGCCTCAAGCGCAATGACTTGATTATCATTGTTCGTAAATCTTTGCGGGTCGGGAATTGATATTTCGGAGGTCATATTTATTCCTAATAATGGTATACAAAGTTATACGTTCCAGCATCCCATGTGCTTACACCATCTGCACAACGAATGCGAAGTTGAGTTAAAGCCCCAGAGAGTGATTTTGACCCACCGAAAACACCATTAAGCCCCGCGCTGTCAGACGAAAAAAACATTCCTTCAATTATCCAAGTATTTGTGGCCGCGTTTTGGAGGATGATGTTTATTTTCCCGTCAAAAAGTTTTGCCGCCATCCCGCCCGTACCGAAAGCAGCACCTAATGGGATGCTATCTGTTCTTTGGCTTTGGGATGTTCCTATAAAGGCTGATGTTCCCTTATAACCAGTAACTTCAAATCCATCCACGGATCCTAGTTGCAATACAAGGTCTCCTGTATTAGCATTATTATTATTTGTATTTGATACTTGATTTAAAGATATTTCTACACGTTTCACGCCTGAAGGAATTGACGATAAAGAAATATCAACACCAGTTCCAACAGATACAGACGCAGACGTAAAATCAAAGAATGGCAATATGTAAGTTTTTGCTAAATCTAATATCCCTTGAATGGTATCTCTTTTTGTAGTGTTTCCATCCGAAGCGTCAGCAAAAATAAAACTATCAGCCGTAGCAACAACATCCTCTGTAAAGTTTGCCACAATATCATCAACGGTTGATTCTTGTGTTGAAAAAGCGGTGACGTTATCTGTTTCGCGGATTAGGTTGCCTAAACTATCTTCAAGCCTAAACTTATAAGAACCAGATAGAAATACAACAGAACGACCAGCACTATCCAAAACAATAGGATTTGCGTTAGGAGTTGCGCCCCCTTCATTCGTATAAGTTGCTTTAGGCATAACAGTACCAGCGGCGTAGGTATATAACTTACCACCATTTAAAGGGTCACCGTTATTGTCGAAAAACTGCACAAAGTGCGGGGTGTATAGTACCGCCATATTATTTTACCTCGCTATTACTTAATATTGAACTTGCCTTAGCAACTGGCATTGACATTACTTGTGATAAAAATTTATTCTTTTCAGCTTGTGGTAGATCGTTTATCATTTGTCTTGAGATTTTACCACCTTGCTCAATCACGCGCAAAAGGTTTTCAGCCTTGCCGCTTGCTAATGCTTTTTGACCAGAGCGAGCCGCAGTGCCAACAACTGGAACTAACGCACCTATTCCAGTGCTTCCTGCCCCAATACCAGATGCAAGACCACTAATAACAGGCAAAGCAGTATTTCCAACAGCACGACCGCCACCTAAATCAAAACCGAACTTGCCGAGGAGTTTTAAAACACCTTCACCTGTAGTTTGTGTTGAAGCTTGTTTTAATGCTTCTAATTCAGCATCAGACCACCCCAAAGTGTTTTTAGGATTAGTTCTAAATTTCTCTAAATCTCGTTTTAACTTATTGGCATCATTAGCCGCACCTGTAATTATTTGGCCTATTTTCTCAAATCGTTTACTTTTTGCCCATTCAGAACGTGCAGCCTTAAGAGCTTGAACAGCAGTATCATCACCAGATAATAATTTATCGGGCGTTAAATTATCAATAAAATCATCAATAAAGCCAATTGCACGACCAGCAGCTTCAGCTTCTTGAGCCTTATTAGGATTAGTAATATCCTTTGCAAGGTTGCCTAAAATCTGTCTATGACGGTCTAAAGTCATTAAACCAGTATTACCAGCCGCGATATCATCACCTAAATCTTTAATTGCGCCTAAAGTCGATGAGTAAAGTTTTTGAGACGCTATATCTTTGTTTTTTACTACACTAGCCAAATCATTTAATAATGGTTGAACCGCATCAGGCTTAGCTAATACTCCCGCATTATCAGCAACAGAATATAGAGAACGAGAACCTTCTTTAATTGCGCCCAAAGCTTCAGATATCGCATCTTCTCCTCTTGCGCCAATCCCTTTAATTATGTTTTTAGTTCCACCCAACGCAGATTTCCCAACACTCCCTAAGACAGGTAAAGCACCACCAAGAGCGGCGGCAGGAACGGCATAAGAGAGAGCAGCTTTAGCTTTATCTTCAATACCACCAGTTTCTTTATTAGCCCCATATATTCCAGCGGGAAGGGCAGAAATAGCAGCGTTTTTGACGATACGCGACCCAAGTCCACCTTTGCCAGCCCAAGTACCCAACCCTGTTGATGGAGACATGATTGCGGGTGCAAGTGCGCCTGTGATTTGTCCACTAATATATGACCCTTTGTTTTGTTCTTCAGCTTGTTTTTGTAATGCTATATTTGCATCTCTTTGTGATGTATAAATATCAGAAAAATATTGTTCTGTGTCTGGTCTTGTTCCAATAAACTCACCGATAGATTGACCTATAGCCGCACCAGCGGCACGCATTTTTGGGTCAAGTCCAAAGCTAGCGGTATCAGCAACACCAGTTGTAAAAGACTGTATAGGCAATATTCTTTGTTGCTCTAATTTTGGCGCAGAAGATTTTTCAATAGGAAATTTCTGACGCAATACACCCTTAATCTCATCAGGTGACATTGTATCAGGAAATTCAATTTCTTGCCCGTTTACTTGTACAATTGGCATTATTCTAACTCACCTGTTAATGGGTTATATACTAGTCTTTTTTTAGGTTTTTTGCTATCAAATTCAGCTTTGCTTTTATCAAATAATGATTGTGTTGTTTCTGGTGTAATAATTGGCGTTTTAGGCGGTTGAGTTAACCCACCTGTTTGTTGATTTTGTGATTGCGCCGCATCTAACCATTGTTGCATTGGGTCTTGTTGTGCTTTTTGTTGCGCTCTTTCACTAGCCCTAATCACTATCTCTTTAAATTCTTGTAAAGATTTTCTAAAGGCTTCTTCTGATTGTGAAGCCTGCATTGATGCGATTGCGTTTGTTGCTTTCTGCCCCTCAATTTCAGTAATTGCACCACCGCCTTTTAAACTTTCAAAAGCTTGCAAGAATTGCTTACCGCCCAACTGGTCAAGTTTTGCCTGAAAATCAGCTGCTGGTGTTCCTGGTATATTTCCTAAAAATGGAATTCTTCCTCCCAATGGATTTGGCATACCAACAACAGCAGATAGCCCTTTACTATTTTCAATACTATCTAATGTATCAAGAAGTTGCCTTGTGTTTTCTTGTGATTGCCCCATTCCCATTTGTGCTTTTGCTAAATCTTCAGCTTTAACCTTTGCACTAGCTTGCGCACCAGAAACCATAGCCTCAAATTCTGGCATTTCAGACATTTTAGGGGTAACTGTATATTGTTCTTGAATACCACCCAATGGATTACGAACAGCCATTTGACCGCCCAAATTCATAATCTGGTCAGCGCGTTTCATTTGCAAGTATCTTTGTTGGTCTTCAGCAGGCATGGAGTTATATGCATTCCACTCTTTTATTGCCGCAGGGTCTTGACCTGTAGCCGATCGCATAGCTTTTTGCCTTTCAAGCGCAAAGAGTTGCGCTTCTCTATCAAAATCCTGCTTTGTCTTAATACGTCCGAAAACGCCTAAATCTGGGCTTGCCATTATGCACCTTCTTCATCGAGATAAACGACTTTTCCGTTAGCATCAATATAACTTTTGCGGCCTAAAATATTAGACAGAGTGCCTGTTAAAATATTGCTTTTTGTAACGCCGCTATTTGCTCCGATATTTCCTAAGTTGCCGTATGTATCAATCATTCCACTTGTTGCACCAGAGCCATAATTAGTAAGGCCAGAGTTGCGCTGTAACCATTGATTATAAGCATCGTTATAAGACTGTGACGCTAAACCTTGCCCATAATCTTGTGCCGCTTTAAGAGCCGCACCACTATCACCTAAACCACGCGCCGCAAGTGACCGTTCAAGAGCTTGATTGCCCTGTTGTAATCGGAATTGATAACCAGCGTCACTTTCAATTTGTGATGGGTCAAAACCAGATTGTAATGAAGATAAGCCTTGTTGACCAGCAGATAGCCAAGGTTGCAAAGCTTCCTGTGATTGCATTTGTGCTTTTCTCAATTCTTCTTCAGCACTATCAGCAGTCATATATGAGTTTGCCGCGCCTAATAAATTTCCTGTCGTCCCAGATAGTGAAGAGCTTAATGCTTTACCTAACCCACCGCCACCGCTTGAGCCTATAATTCCTTCAGTAGCAGGTGCAGACGCGCCTTGAACGCCAGCACCTAGTGGCGTTGTCGCTTCAGAACCAAATAACCCCCTTGATATATCACCAGCGTTTGCGCCTACGCCACCACCTACCGCGCCCAACAAAGCCCCCTTAAGGCCGCCAGATGCACCACCTAATAATGCACCACTCAACCCACTACCTATTGTTTGCGAACCGACCTGACCTCCTAGTCCAACAGCTTTACTGATAGAAGAACCTACCGCGTTTCCTAGGCCGCCACTTGACGCGCCTAAAGCACCACCAGCACCACCAAGTAATGCGCCCTTAAGACCACCACCACCCATTGCGCCTATGCCAGCACCCAACGCCGCGCCTGCTAACGTTCCAACCCCAGGAATAAACTGCAAAGCAATCGGCGCGATTTTTTTAATTAAACTAGACATTTTTACCTCACTAAAACAACACTAAAAACTTCAAAATTATATTTCTTAAACAAATTTACAAAAGCCGCATCTTTACCAATATTTGCAGTCGCCTTTACAAAAACCCTTACACATTTATTTTTATCAAACCAATCGCAAGCAGCTTTTAGTAATTCACGACCTGCACCAGTTCCGCGCGCTTCTGGCTTAATATAAAATTCTTGTATGTCACCGACGTTTTCAGTCTGAAAATCATTTTCAATCGAAACCATGACACAACCCATCAACTCACCATTATCATCCCTAATCTGAAAAATATCGCAGTCAGGCAATACTATATTTGTATAAAAACTTTTAATCGCGTTATCTTCATTAAACGTCCACCCCCAATTTGATTCTGTTAAAAACTGCTTTGCTAAACAAAGCAAATCTGGAACATCTTCTAATGTCGCGCTTGTTACTTTCATCGAACCTCAACCATTCCTATAATAGTGATTGGCAACGTAACAGCCGACCACGCAGGGAGAAAAATTCTATTGTTAGCAGATACGCAATGACCAGAGTTTGTTCCAGTTCCACCAGAGACAGCAAAGCAAATGCCATCGTTTGACATTGTGAGAGGGAAATTATTAATATATGTTGCCGCCGCCGTCGATGTTGTATTTGTCGCTGGTGTAATTGTTATTGCAAAATAGCAAAGTCTACGGCCTATTCGATAATAACGTCCTGTTAATGTTGGAGTTCCTACACTACCTAAACTAACCGCAGTCGGTGTCCATGATGTGCCAGTGTCACCTTCATAAAGAGAGTTAAAAAACAATATCCAAGAAAGGTTTGCTTTTCCTTCTTGGTCTGTTAAATAATCGTTAATTGGCGCAGGGGATACACTCACTTTAAATAACTTCCAACAATCGCAACTTTTACAGGGTCAGTAACGCTGATTTTGAAAGTCATTTGATCTGCTATTCCTAATCTGCGAAACGTAACATTTGTCAAGTATTTACCAACTACGCCTATTGGGGCAGTGTAGCTATCCGACCATGTTCGTGCGCCATCAGTACTTAGCTGCAAGGAAACAAGAGGATTTTCACCCTGTCCTGATTGTAGGCCGACCCCTGTTTCAAAGCCGATTTGGAGTTGACTAAATTTAAGCTTTTCACCCTCATCGGATATATGCGTATAAACACGCTGTCTTAAAATAGCTTCTCCATTATCACTATACACATTTTGAGATAATTTGTAAATATTTCCGTTACGTCTATCACCGATTAAATGAAACCCAAAAGCGAAAGTAATTGAATTAGCAATATGAGGCTCTAAGTCACCTTGATTGTTTAAATATGATCTTTCGTGCCATAAATTAGTTGCCACATCATAAACCAGCGAAGTTTCTAATCCTCCACCAGTCAACATATAAAATTCATGGCCTTCTTCTTGATAAATTAAAGCCCTAATTTTAGATTTATTTGTAGCTTTAGATATGGCGTACTCAATAGATTCTGTTGATATTCTTTGAGGACTGAAACCTTTTGCACGATACACAATACCATAACCGTCTGCGCTTTCACCAAGCCAGAAAACAGAACTTGAAAATTCTTTGGCAGTCAACGGCGCAAGAATACCTACAGTTAACTCTGCGCCAGATATTTTTTGGAATGGGAATGCGCTGTCACCTGTATTTGTCCATATTTCCGTTGTTTTATTCCCAAACATCCATAATTGGCCTAATGCGCGAATGACACGCAAAAGATTATCAGGAGAACTTTCCGCAGTCGCAAAATCTAAAGCCGCCCAACTTGTGCCATCATTTAATGCGGATATATAAAACTTACCAGATTTGTTTTGATTGACAATAAAATAACCATCGTTATTAGTAACAGCACCAGCAGATGGAAAATCGATATCTGTTATTTGCGCAAAAGCATTTGTTGAATAAGTGAATATATAACCATTTTCACCATCGCATATCATTAACTGGTCTTTGTTCTCATCAATTGTGACATCGCCAGATGCAGTAAGAATTGTTCCTCGCAAAGTCGCAACACCAGAAGATTCTACCTCATAAAAATCAACACCAGAAACAACAAACATACGGCCTTTTGTAGATGTGAATGAAGCTCTTATCGGGCCATTTCCTGCCATTGTAAATATTTCAAACCCAGATGTTCCATATAAAGCCGCCACCTCTTTACCTTGTTCATCAAAAACAGGGAATAAGTTTATCATTCTCTGCGCGTTAAATGGCAAAGACCTTTGCTCGTATGATGAACCTATAAGCCCTATTTTCAATTAAGCCATCCATTTTCAAAACGCCCGACATTTAATCGTTGCGGCGCATAGTCCATAGTCCTATTTCTCATGATATTAGCACGGACAAGACGCTTGCTTTCTTCTGCGATAGCCGCCACAACAGGATTAACTTGTTGCTCATATTCTGGGTAAAGCTCAATAGCAAGGTTATAAATAAGCATTCTTTCCCATCCAGCAGGCAGGATAACGTCAGTGTCTAATGTGAACTCACTTAATTGCTTTTCAGTTAATAAAAATATTTGATACGTTTTATCAGGGATAGGATATAATCTAAGATTAACTAATGGATGACCGTTATCAGAATTAATATAATAAGGAATGCTAATTGTTGATTTTTGACTTATTTGCTCATTATACAATTCATCTTTAATAATAGATAAAGGATAGTCCGTTATACCATCTCTTAAATATGCAGAAACAATAAACATGGGTTTATCAGTGTTGAAATCACCGCCAACGCCCATTGTATAAAGCCCATCACTAGGAGAAAGGGTGAACATTTCCCATTGGCGAGCATAAATTAACATACTGTCGTTTGCGTATGATGATACAAGAGCATTTAAAGCATCAAGAGCATCATTCGCTTCATCCGAAGATACGGCATTGTTTTTGAAATTAGCCCCTATCTTAGTAAGAGCTTTAGTTATAATGTCTCTTGCTGTTGTCATTATCTATCGCCAGTTGTGAATTGAATATAAACTAAACCAGTTCCAGTCGCAGAATAAACTGATATATGCGACATATTGCTTGACACATTAAATAACTCAACAGCCCCGTCAGGTGTAGCAGTGCCTTGAAATAACGTGCCAGAAACAGGCGCGGATAAAGTTGATGTTGAAGACGTATCACCCTTAATAATGGCAATACCACCGCATGCATTTAAAATTCGCATTCTTGTAACGCCATTAGGCACTGCATAAGCTGTAGGAGTTGATGAAACAGTAATTGGAAGAGTAAAATCATTAATATTAACAAACATTTTTATCACCTTTTGTTATAGCTAATCAAGCGAACGCACCCCGTAAAGGATGCGTTCTATAAATTAGCTAGTTACGCGGCACATATGCTCTGCACGAACAACTGCTGCTCCATACAGAATATCAAGGCGCAATTTTAATTTATTGCTATCACCATCATAGAATTTAATCGCACGAACAGAGATGCCGTCAACTGTTTCAGTCGCAGATTCAACAACACTTGAGCCTGGGTCAAACAATGGAACGGATACAAAGCGAATTGCGCTAGGATGGTAAACAAGAGAGTTTGCCAAAACAGATGATGCAGTTGTACCTGTTGAGAATGTCAAAGCGGCGTTATCAGCAATAGTTGTTGATACGTTCTGACGTGTTCCTGTGAAGTACAAAGCAGGACTGATAGGCAAGGAAGCAATCGCGCCAGCAGATGCCGCAGTCGTCGCAGTTACTGTAAACTGTTTCAAGTTTGGCAATGTTGCTTTAGTGATTGGGTTAACGTCATAAACGCCAGCAATCGTAAACACAGTACCTTTTGTTAGGTTGTTAGTGCCAGTGATAGCATCAACAGCCAAAGTAGTAGTACCGTTTGTTGAGACAGCACCGTTAATTAAAACAGATTGAGAAACCGCAGTTCCGTTTGTATGGGTGTATGCCAAGTTAGATGTCATAAAGTCCATACCAAGAGTGGTTTTACCCAAGTAACCTGTTTTAAATTGGTCAGATACTTGGCTATTTGGCAAAAACAATCCTTGTAACGCTGGAATCATGGAAGTATTCACTGACTGGTGAATAACTGCCATCAAATCGTCTTGTGGACAAGCTTGAGCGCGAATACGTTCAGCAGCTTGCAAGAACACGTTAGAAGTAGCAGGAGAAGTTCCAGCAGTTCCAACTGTCATATAAGCGGCTTGCGTAGCTAGTGTAAGGTTGTAGTTCTCGACATCTTCTGCCAAACGCTGGGAAGCAGGCATAAGAACGCGTTTTGCCCATGATTTAACAGCGAGGTCTGTTGCCAGCTCTTGACCTGTCAATTCAATGTCAACGCCTTTCATTTGGTCAACAACCAAAGGTACTTGTTCTTCAGTAACATCTTGCGCCGTGAATGTTTCGCCACTACGAACAGTAAAGCGAGCATTCTTGTTAATATAGATTGTGTTACCAGGTTGAATAGACTTAAAGCCTGCGCCGAAAGTCGTTTCATCTTCTTTATCGATAGACGCTGTAAAACCAATACGGTTTTTTAGCATCACTGCACCCATTTTGGCAGCAATGCCAGTGAGTGATTTTACTGTATTAATTGAGTTAGCCATGATTTAAATTTCCTTTTCTAATATTTAAAACCATATTTTTTTAAAAGCTCGTCACCCGACATTTCACTTGTATCTTTTGTGGACACGCCACGGCCTGATACAGGATTAATTGGATTAGGAGCGCCAGATACGCGATTTAAAGATGGTTTCTTTGTTTGAGCTATCGCTATTTCCATTGCCGCCCGATAAGGTGACATAGTTAATAACGATTCAAGTTTTCCTTCTTTTGCTAGATTGTAATATGCTAAACCAGCATCATCAGCTTCTAGGAATGCTTGCTCAATATGTTCAGGGAGTGAGTCCATAATATCAGCATTCATCTCAATAACTTGCATGAAATCAGGGATTTCTGCTTTATGAGCTTCAACTTTTTGAGATATTTCGACCTCGCGTTGTTGTACCCATTGTTGTCGTTGAGATTGAACTTGCTGGTCTTGTTGTGACTTCTGTTGAACAGCTTGTTCCATCTTTATTTTATGTAGTAATTTTGCCTCAAGAAAACTTCCATAATCTTCGAAATCGTCCTCTTTCGGGGCGTTATTATCAATTTGTGGAGTTTGTTGAGCTTGTGCTTGAGGTTGTCTATATTTAGAAACTTCAGCTTGTAATGCTGCCATGTCGGCACGCATTTTTGCCAGTTGTTTATCGCGTCTGGAAATCGCGTTTACCGCCTTTTTAGGGAACGGAACATCATCAGCTTCATCATCGGCCTTTTCTGCTTCCTCTTTCGGTTCAGCTTGCTTTGGCCCTTCTGTTTCTGGCTTTGGTGTTTCGACCTTTGCGGGCGTTTCTGTAACTGGTGTTTCGACTTCATTCATAGAAGCTAATACACCGTCTAATTCGTCAATCATATCTTACTCCGTTTCAATAACATTTGCAAGTGCATAATGTATTAGGCGGGATTGCCTAATTCAGTAAAAGCATTAAAACGGATTCGTCATCCTGTTCGCGTTTAAATGCTAAATTCATGTAGTAATCAATTTCAGCTTGTCTAATCGCGGCATGTATCTCTTCCGTATCTAAAATATCCAGCGCATTAATTTGTCTAACAAGATTAGAAACAATGGCCTTTTTCTGCTGTTGAAATATCGGGGCAGAAGTCGGCTGGTTTTCTTGTAAGTCTATTACCTCAAGAGTTTCTATATATTTATCTGTTAACTCTTCAGCTTTGTCTTTTTTCTCTTCAGCCCATCCGTTATAATACCAACCCAAAGAGCCTTTTTGAGTTTGCGCTGTTGGTTGTGGTATTACGCCAGATTGAAACTCATAAGCCGACCATAAAGCTAATAACATCTATGTATAACTCGTTGCTACTTTGATTTCATTTGCCGCTACTACAGTCGTATCACTATCTGCCATTGCGCCCGTAATTGCTATGGCGATACCAGTACCAAATCTTATTCCGTTCGAGCCGCCGTCAATTTGTACGGTTTGCCCCGCTGGTACTGTAATAGTAAATGCGGGCACACTCGTTCCAACGGTAGGAGCAACTGCTAAGTTATAGAACTTCACATACCTTGCCGCCGCGTTCACATTCGAGCAAATAATAGACCATACAGTCCCAGCACTAGCCTTAATCGCCGCTGCGTTTATTGTTGCCGCAGAGTTAATAAATGATTGTGTAGGGGTTACTGGTAATTGCGTTGCTCCCGTTACCGTAGCAGTCACCGTTCCAGATACTGGTTGAGTTGCAAAGAACGCTTGAGGCTGTGATTGATAAGAACTAACCGCCAATGTTGTTGTTCCCGCCGTGGTCGCAGTTGAAAGTCTCAATCTTAAATACCTAGCTTGTCTTTGTACGTTCCATAGGCCAGCAGCGTTAAATGTAGTAGCGGATGCACCCGATGGAGTAAATATAGTGGCAGATACCCAGTTTGAGTTATCATTTGACCATTCAGGAGTTACAACTCCAGTTGTTCCTATTGATGTACATTGAATAGAGACACCTCTATTCTGGTCAAGGTCAATTGTTAATAGTATTGTGTTAATAGCAATAACACCAGCTACGTTATAAGTTTGTGCCGTTGACGCAGATGGAATAACAGACAATGCCGATTGATTAGACGCAAAAGCAACAGGCAAAGAGGCAGCCATTGCCGCCTGTCCTAATGATGGGATTTTTGTGTTAATCGCGCTTAATGTTGTCTCTGTTGCCGCGCCCGTGGGCAGTGCACTATCGCCAATTGAAACTGCTAATGCGCCACTTGGATTGACTTTAACGTCAACAAAAGAGCCGCCGCCTGCCGTGCTTTTCCCATGAATAACCGTATTTGAAATAATGCCAATATCACCATCAGCTAGATTGGTTCCTAATGCTTTTGTATCAGCCGTTCCTAATGCCCCTTGAATTTCAACAGGCAAAGGATTTGAGGATGATACGTCACCATCATTTATACCATCTGCGCCAAGTATCATCTTGACGCGTTGAAACTTTACGCCGCCAATATCATCGGCAGCTATAACATCACCAGAAGTGCTAGGCACTGGTAATTGTGTATTATCTGCCATTATACAACCCCTGCAATCTTACCAGTTTCATCTCTAATCACCTGTTTTGGTTTAGTTAAGGCTTCAATAACGGCTTGATTTCCTTGAGCTTGTGATTGAGCGACCGCCATTAATCCATTGTTAATAGCTTCAGAGAATTGCGCCATCATCAAAGCTAAAGGGGGAGTTCCACCATTTAAATCACTATCCATCAAAGCCATTTCAGGAGATGCCGCCGCCTTGTTTTCCATCCGTGTTTTGATTAAATCAGCTTCAATTTCTTTGTTTTTAATGTCCGTGTCAGATTGAGCTTTATATGCTTCAAGTGCTAAGCTATCGCGTTTGATTGCAATATCTTCTTTTTTAATCTCAATTTCTTGCGCCTTTAAAACAGTTTCAGCTTGCTTGTTTTCAAGTTGTGATTTCAAAGAAACCATTTCTTGTTGCATTTGCTGTAGTGCCGCTTGCCCTTGTTGGATAAGCCCTGCCATTTGTTCTTTTTCAGGGTCAACAACTGGTTGTTCATTTTCTTCACGTTCATCAGGTTCTAAGAACTTAGGGTCAACAACTTTTTTCATCCTATTTGCCATAGCTTGTGCGCCAGCAAAATCTGAATATTTAAAGTATAAATCACCCATAACGGACATCAATTCAGGGGATGCTGTAAACACCGCTTGCAACGCTTCAACGCTTTCTTGCCTTAATGTTGTATAACTGGCGCCAGTAACTACGCGAACATCATATTTGCCTTTTGTAAGGTCTATTGTTTCTTTTTGGTCGTCAACCATCTCACCATTAACGCCAATTTGTTTTGGTTCATCTTCTGCGCCAATAATTCTTAATACTCGTGCAGTATCGTATATTTCAGGAATAGCGCATACAAGAACACGTCCGACATGAGTAATAGCTTTAGACAAGTTATCCGCAAAGTGATAAGTGGCGACATCCCCCTCTTGTTTACGTTGCGCAATAGCTACACCAGATTGCTCATTAGAGCGCATACCAAGAGATGCGTTGTAAATCCCCATAGTGGCTTTAATATCATCCACTGCACCCCTTGACGCATTAACCACACCAGTCGGTATTGTCGGAGGTTCTAATCGTTGTGGCGCACCAATAGGATTGCCGTTAGCGTCTGTAGTTTTATAACGCAAGACAGCTGCTTTAGCGGGGTTTGTCCAATCGTCAGTATAATCGTCAACTTGACCTTCAGCAGCCATAATAGGTGCTTGAGGGGCTTTCATTAAAAGCTCTGTCTCAAGGGATTTCCAATAGTTAAACATTCTCTGCGCGTCTTTAGATTTGCGGATAAGAGAGAAAATATAACGCTTACCATCAATCCAGTTTTCTTCACCATATACAGGAATAAGTGGAATATATTTGCCAGGGAATGTAGTTTCCTCAAGAATATCTGCACCAGATAGCTTTAAACGCTTTACAACACGTTTTTTAATCTTGCGAAGTTTTTTAACAAGAGAATCTTCTTTTACTTCATAAGTTTTACCCTTATCATCAACGGATACAGTTTTTTCTGTTTCGTCAATGTAGAAATGTTCTGCAATAGAAATAAACTCATCGTCATCTTTTGAAACGTCATCACTATCAGATTCAAAGCAAACAGGGTCAAATTTTGGGTATTTCTTTTTAAATTCCGACACACGCATTTTCTCGATAATCGTTCCATGCATAGCGTCCGAACCATCAATAGCAAGTGACGCACCATCAATCCAACATGATAATGGATTAACAACGCGGCAAATCTTTAACTCTTGGTCAAAACTTTCATCATCAACATAATCATGGTCAACACGAATGAACCCAATAGACTGTTTGACAGAATTAAAAACAGATGTGTCATAAGCATTGTCGGCAGATGAAGCATATTCAATAGACTTAATCAGCCCTTTATATGTTTCAGCAACTTCTGCCTTACTATCAAATCCGACTGGAATAACATTAATGGTTGGGGTGTTAATACGAATGTCATTAACAACTTGGTGGACGAATTGACCTAGTTGGTCAATTGTTAATGCTGGACGACCTGAACCTGTGCGGTTGGCGTAATCTTGTTCATCCCATTGGGCAAAATCATCATCAGACAAAAATTTAGCATCTTCTTTGGCTTTTTTATAAATATCGCCCCAATATTCTTTATCAGCTTTAAATTTGTCTTTTGCTATGTTGATAATTTCTTCAGCCATATTAAACCCGATAAAAAGATGTGATATAGCTCTTTAAAAAAGGCCTAATAATGCCTGACAAAGCATGGCATACGAAACGCTTTTGTATTATATGCGGTTTTTTTATAATTGTCAAACACCCATATATGAACCGCCAAAACTTTTTTTAATGGCGAATGATACGGGCTTAACAGCACTATTTCCTTTTAATCTAGAAACCGCATGGCCTAAATATCTAAATGCATCGGAGGCATCAGAAGCCCAATCGTGTTTTGGTTTGTTTTTAAATATTTTCCTTTCTTCATCCCATTCAAAGCAATAATTTTCCAAAGAAAAAACACCGCCTTTTGTTTTTTCCGAATCAAAAACACACATGGGTAATAATTGCCTAACAACCTCAATTCCACCTTCAACGCTTGATACGTCCAAAACTTGATTTTGTATTCCTAACTTTGACAATTGAATAGCCACGGTATCACCACGTATATTTCCCGCATTTGCGTCATGGGGGAGAAAATGACCGTTTCTTTTATAGTTATATGGTTTTGATTTAATCACACCCGCATAATGCCCCAAAGACTCGCCAGACGCTTCGTAATAATCAATAACCCTGCATTCGCGACCTACAATTTGCGCAAACCATATAGTCGTGCTATCACCCCATCCCAAATCCCATGCGGTAAATACTTCACATGACGGGTCATAAGGTACGCGGGTAATTCTGTTATCTTTTCGCGCCGCATCAATCAACTTGGCATAAATAGCACCAGAACGGCGAGTGTCTAACTCCCCTTCGTAAACGTGATTGTAGCTTTCTATGTCGGTTTTTTGCAGTATTTCCATTTCTTTACGAAGCGTATCAGGAAAGAATGGATTGTCGCGCCACGATACTTTTCTAACGATCGCGTCATCTCTTGTTGTTGCTATAAACCGTTGATAAGTTGGATCATTTGCGTTTCTAGGGTTAAATACCACCCATATTTCAGACCCCTCTTTACGAATGGTAGGAATTAGCACTTCCCATGAACGACTGCTAATATTCTCTGCTTCCTCGCACCAAACTATATCAATACCCTCGAAACCTTTAATTTCTGTGATATTATGCTTTAACCCTTTAAATAGAAATTCAGTGCCATTTCGCCTATGCCTGATAGTTGTTTGAAGAATTTCATATTCATTTTCTAGGTTTTTATCCCTAATAATATCAGACAAAAGCCTATGAACGCTATCTTGAATGGATGTTTGCAATTCCCTTGTGCATAAAATGCGGGTTTTCTTTTGTATGCCAATGCCCAGCAATGCTAATGCAACAGCGACAGATTTGCCTCCACCCCTGCCACCGTAATACACCTTAAACCGCGACGGCGTGAATAGGTCTTTATACGCTCTCGGTATTGATAGGTCGAGTATCAATTAAACTAATCCTAACTTCTTGAATGTGTGGGTCAGTCGGTTGCCCGTCTTTGCCAATAAACGAATTGTCAACCTTATCCGTCCACATCTTTTTGTATTTACCCAAAAGCTCATTAGCCTTTAGGCGGTCGGAGTGTTTATCTTGTTCAGCCGCAGATTTACGGGTATCAATAATATCCTGTAAAATATCATCAACTTCGATATTTACCTTGCTAAATTTCTCATTTTTAAGTTTTTCAAGGTATTTAACAATATTAGGTTTAGTTAGGTTTTCCGATGCTATTTCTGTTGCGGTATTTTCAGAGTAACCAGCACGAATTGCCGATTGAGTTCCGTTAAGGTCTTTGAGATACTCATGGCAAAATAGACGTTGTTTATCTGTTAAATCGTCGCCCACGTTACGCCTATTTCTTCACTGGTTTTTTGCCTGTTGATTTTTTAGTACTGCATCCCATGATTTAAACTCCGTAAAAAAGAAAGCCGCCGCGTATCAAACTTACGAAGGAGAGAAAGAGGCGGCGGGCATATTGAGGATAGAATACAGGTATCGGGGGGGTGTGTCAAATCATATCTATTTTCCATTAATATTATTATAATGGGCGCCCGTGTCCTAGTAAAAAACGCGCAACAACTTTTATAGGCTATTTTATCTTTATATATATTTACTACCCTATATTTATATTATTCTTTTATATTAAAAAAAGATAAAGAGGGTGGGACAATATTAATAATCACTGGAAAATGCCATATTTTTCTAGGTTTGAAGTGTGGCCTGTGGAAGTGCTTTTTTGCTAGGCTTGTCCTAGACCAAAACATCGTTTTTAGGGTGTTTTCAATTTTCTTATATTTATGGGGGGGGAGGGGTATATAAATATGGGTATTGACAAAAAATGGGAAAAAAGGCTATATGGCCTATCTGACAGGCCACAACGAAAGGACAAAATATGCCAAAAAAACTTTATAATTTTAATCTAGATAAAGGCGAAATGGACAAACTTGACCAGCTTTTATCATCTACGAAAATGAATAGAACGGACTTTATTCAGGGTGCGATTAATCAATATAACAACATGATGTATAATAAAATGGACACGTCAAAACCTCAAAATTGCGATAAATGCGGGTCGATTTACAAAGGCGTAATAAATTGCCCAAGGTGTATTGACATTGCAAAATCACCCGTATAGGCTGTCAAAACCACAGCTAAAATCGGAGGATATTTTGGATGAAATAATCAGTAAATTTATTGAGCATATGAGGGCGTTTGATTGTCCCCCTGCTGATACGTCTGCTATTGTTGCCGATGATAAGCCGCATTATTATCAGATTGATGGCGATAAACGCGGGGTTAAAAAGGGTCAATACTGCCTATTAATTGATGATATGGGGGGGCTTGGATGGTGTAAAAACTATCGTGAGGGTAAAAGCCACGGTTTCTCAAGTAAAGTTAAAAGGGAGTGGACGGCGGATGAAAAGGCGGTATGGAAGAAGTCCAGAGATGAGAAGAAAGCGGCGGCAGAGTTAGAAAGTGCCAGATTGCGAAAAGAAGCTGTTGCACGTTGTAACGAATTAATGAAACGCGCCAAGCCTGCCACAACCCATCCATACTTAACGCGCAAGGGTATTAAACCCACGGGCATATATGAGTTGCGCGACTTCCAACTTGCCGACCATATGCCAGTCATATCGCATGGGTTAATTATTCCCGCTTATAAAGACGGCAAACTATCCACTATGCAAGCTATTGATGAACAAGGCGGCAAGTGGTTTATGTGCGATATAGATGCAACAGGGTCATACGGCGTTATAAAAGGCGCGGATATGGATGTCATATATATAGTTGAAGGCGTAGCGACTGGGGCGAGTGTATATGAAGCGGTAGGGCGGACGGTTGTAATTGCTTTTAACGCTGGTAACTTAAAACCTGTTGCTAAGGTAATGCATGAGAAATACCCGAACGCTCAAATAGTGATAGCCGCCGATAATGACGCTTGGCGGTTTAAGTCACAAAGGCCAAAAGCAGTTAAGGATATAAAGCGCGATGAAGTGGCGGGGAATGATGCGCGGTGGCAGGAATGGTATGACGCGGGATATTTAGAGAACAAGGGCGTTATTGAAGCGAGACAAGCCGCCGTTGCTATAGGCGGCGCGTCTGTGTTATATCCAGAGTTTGAATGTTGGCACAAAGACAAGCCGACCGATTGGAATGACGCGCATAAGATATTAGGATTAGACGAGATACGAATTCGGTTAGAGGCAATCTCTACCGATAGGGCTATCGTTAAGCCAGAACCTCCTCTGGACGCTGTGGTAAGCAATGACGATAGCCCGACCTTTTCACAAGAGCCGCCGCTTGAATGGCTTATGACTAGACCACCGATAGAAGCATATGAAGATGAAGCGTTGGGGGTTATGGAACTGTATGATCCGAAAGTAAATGATACGCATCAAGATGTTGTTAATTGGCGCGGTATGTTGCAATTTGACGATAAAGGCAAGTTGAAAACTAATAGCCTTAACAATGTGCAAATAATCCTAGAACATAGCCCTAAATTCAGAGATATGTTTGCCTATGATGAGTTTGCTCATGAAAAGATATTAGTTCAGTGTCCAGATTGGGAAAATCCTAAGACATTTAAGCCTAGACCAATAACAGATGAAGATAACACTTGGCTTGCTATGTCACTTGAAAAGCATGGACTAACCTCTGACATGGGCAAGATTAAGAAGATATTGGACGCTGTTATTGTTAAGAAACGCCGTAACCCAGCGCGAGAGTATTTTAATAGTCTTCAATGGGATGGAATAGAGCGGCTTAATAAATGGCTAACGTATTATGCAGGGGCGGAATATGAAGATGCGGATTATTTGGCGGCGATTGGCACTAAATGGCTTGTGGCTTGCGTGTCGAGGGTATTTGAGCCTGCTACTAAGTTTGACCATGTTCTTATCTTAGAGGGAGACCAAGGGGCTAGGAAGTCAACAATGCTTAAAGAGTTAGCAACCATTCGCGGACGCTCATATTTTGATGATACAATCAAGGTGTCCGACTTGGGTGAAGATAAGACAGTGCCGAAATTGCAAGGCGTGTTAATTATTGAGCTTGCAGAGATGGCAGGATTGCGCAAGTCGGATGTTGATAAGCTTAAACAGCAAATAACAATCACAGAGGATAGGCTTGTTCGAAAATACGCGAATGAGGCCAGCCGTTTCCCCCGTCAATTTGTTATGGCGGGAACAATCAACCCCGTTAATGGCTATTTAGAAGACCCATCAGGTAATAGGCGGTTTTTACCCGTGCGAGTTGGACGCAAGATTGATATTGAAGCTATAGCGCGGGATAAAGAACAACTCTGGGCAGAAGCTGTGCATTTATATCGTGCCAAGTACCCGCTTTGGATAGATGATGACATTATGGACAAACTAAAGATTGTTCAGATTAGCCGAGAAGTTATATCCCCTTGGTTGCCTGATATTGAACAACTTGTCAGGGGTAAAGAATTTATAAGCAACCAATTAATTTGGGAGACGCTTGGTATTGAGAAGTCAAGGCGCACTAATAAAGACTTTACGACGATTAGCAAAATAATGGTTGGCCTTGGGTATAAGCCGACACGCAAGAGATTATCTGGTGAGCGTGAGTATGGATGGCATATGGAAGCGCAAGAGGTTTTATTATGATAGAAAAGGTTTGACTTATAACAATTAACTGGTAATATATACCTATGTCAAAATTTATAAAAAATCAAGTACCTCATAATTTTAAAGATATAACTGGCCATGTTTTTGGTGATTGGGTTGTTTTGTCAAAAACGGACTTTAAGAAAAACAATCAAATTTTATGGTTATGTAAAAATATAGACGGTTCAAAAGCATTAAAGAAAAGAGGAAACCTTATTCTTCATACAAAAAAAACTGGTAAAATTGACAAATCACATTGGACTAGAACAACAGCAAAAGATAAAGGTTTAACCAGATATTTTAATGGAAAACCATGTCCAAATGGACACGTCGCAGAAAGAATGACATCTAATGCAAGATGCGTTGAATGTTTAAAGATTTATAAAAAAAGACCAGATAATGTTTTAAAGGAACTAGAAAGATTAAAAAAAGACAGAGAAAATAATCCTGAAAAATATAAGCAAATAAGAATAAAGAGATGTAAAATTCCTAGAAATAGGCTTGATATGTCATTGCGTCAAAGGCTTGTTGGATGTTTGAAAGAAAAATATAAATCAAAAAACTTTACTTTAATTTTTGGATATAGTCTTGACGACCTTAAAATACATTTAGAAAGACAATTTATTAAAGGAATGTCTTGGGATAACTATGGAGATTGGCATGTAGACCACATAATCCCAGTTTCACATTTTTCTTATAAAAGTATTAAAGATGAAGATTTTAAAGCGTGTTGGGCATTAACAAACTTAAGACCTTTATGGGCTAAGGAAAATTATAAGAAATCCTCAATCAGGACGCATTTGTTATGATAAACCTATTTGAAGACCAATTAGAAAGCGTTAATAAATTACGCCAATCTTTAAAAAGGCATAAGCGCGTTTTAATGCAGGGGGAAACAGGTTCAGGTAAATCCGTCATGGCGTCATACATGATAAAGAACGCTCTTGATAAAGGAAAAAAATGCGCGTTTATTGTGCCAAGAAAAGAATTATTAAGACAAATGTCTGAAACTTTTGACAGTTTTGGAATACATCATAGTTATGTGGCGGCGGGTAAGGAATTTAATCCTTTTGCAAGTGTCCATCTTTGCACAGTTGGAACGTTAGTTAATAAACTTGATAAAATATCGCCTGATATTATTTTCGAGGATGAAGTTCACTATGGCAATGAGCAGAGAAACAAAATAAACGAACATTTTACCAAAAATGGAACGTGGATAGTTGGATTAACGGCAACGCCTGATAATCCCTTTTTATGTAAATGGTATGATGATATTGTTATCGGGAAATCAATTAAAGAGCTTATTGCATTAAAACGGCTGTCTGATTTTAGATATTTTGCGCCAAGCACACCAGATTTATCTATCATTGATAATATCGGTAACGACTACCATAAAGGGCAAATTGATGAGTTTATGAGAGAACAATCATATTTAATTGGTGACGCAGTGGCGCATTATAAAAAGTTTGCTATGGGTAAGCTGAACATGACTTTTTGCACATCTATAAGAAATAGCAATTTGACAGTACAACGATTTAATGATGCAGGAATACCTTCTGCACACATGGACGGAGAAACACCAGAGGAAGATAGAAGGCGTATAGCGCGTGATTTTGCATTAGGTAGGATATTGAATTTATGCACTGTTGACCTTTGTATGTTTGGGTATGATTTGAGTTCTGCTTCAGGGATAAAAGGCGTTGCGGTACAATCCATGAGTGACTTGCGCCCATCAAAATCCAAAAACGTACAACGCCAAAAAATAGGGCGAGTATTAAGATACAAAGACGAACCCGCTCTAATTTTTGACCACTCATCAAATTACAAAGAACACAACCTACCAGACCATGAGATTAAATGGAAATTAGAACCACCGAAGAAAAGCAAGAAAGACACCGAAAAGACGTTACCCACCCGCCAATGTCCGAAATGTTTTTTTGTTCATACCCCTGCACCAATATGCCCGAACTGCAATCATGTGTATGAGATTAAAAGCCGCGAGATTGACGAAAAAGATGGTGAACTAATCGAGATAAGCAAGGAAGCTATGGCGGCGGTTAAGAAGGATGCGCGGAAAGAACAAGGCCGAGCAGATACTCTTGATGATTTAATAGCGATTGGAAAAAAGCGCGGTTACAAGTCACCATCCGCATGGGCTAGTCGTGTATTAGCAGGAAGGATGATGAAGAATGTGCATAACTAAAACCCCTGAACCATTAATAGTTTGCAGTGTATCCCCCGCCGATGATGATGCATTGCAGATATGCAAAGACTGGATAAAAGAGCAGGGTTACACAAGTGAAACACACCGTATAATGCGTGGAGTTAGTGCCGTATGGGTTGAGGAGAAAAGAAGATGAAAGAAACTAATATCGTTAAAGAAACTATGATGGAAGCGTCACGATTAGGGCTTGTGGTATTTCGCCAGAACACAGGGCAACTACAGGACAAAACAGGGCGATGGGTTCAATTCGGACTTTGCAAAGGGTCAAGTGATTTGATTGGCTTCATTCGTGCGACTGGTCATTTTGTGGCGATTGAGTGCAAGGTTGGAAACGCAAAACCAACAAAAGAACAGCAATTATTTCTTGATAATGTAGCGAAATCAGGCGGTTTTTCTTGTGTTATAAATGATGCAAAAAAACTCAAAACGCACCTTGACGAATACAATGCAACTCGGTATATTGACCATACCACAGTAACAAAAGGAGATTAAATGACAACACAACTCATGCAAATTAAAAATGAACAATCTTGGTTAGAAAAGCGCAAAGGATACGTCACAAGTACAGAAGTATCTGCTATTTATGGCCTATCACCATATCAAACTCATTATGAGCTTTGGCATCAGAAGCGCGGATTGTTACCTGTAGTTAGAGAAGAAAACAATTTCATGCTTTTTGGAAAACTCATGGAAGATGTAGTTTGCCAAATGGCTTTAATTGAACACCCTGACTGGAATATCGCGCCTATGCGGGTTTTTGCTTTTGATGATGAAGATAAGATAGGATCAAGTTTTGACCGCGTTGTTACTATACCAGATAAAGGCACAGGGCTTTTAGAAATTAAAACAACGTCATATAAATATTGGAAAGAAAAGTTTATTGAGCAAGATGGGCATATTGAAGCTACGCCAATGTATGAGGTACAGTTTCAAACAGAACTTGAAGTGTTGAATAAATATGACTGGATATTGTCGATTGTTTTTATCGCAGATACTCGGACTTTAAAATATATTTTTCGTGAACGCGATAGAGAAATGGGTGCAGTATTGCGCCAAGCGGTCAAAGAGTTTTGGGATTCGATAGAACCACCAGAACCAGACTTTTTGCGTGATAAATCCGCTATTGCTAAACTTATGCCGACGGCTGAAAAAGGTAAAGCAATGGATGCAACGAACAATGATCGCGTCATATTTCTTGCGACGGCGATAAGGTCAGAAAAAGACCTTGAAAAACAGAGCAAAGAAAATGCGGAAACATTCACAGCAGAACTTTTGACACTTGTTCAAGACTACCAATATGTTTGGACGAATACTCATAAAATAACCGTTGTCGATAGTAAGACTGGAACGAAATCTTTGCGCATTACAGAGAAAGGAAAGAAAGATGAATGACCCACTAACCATACGCATGGAAAGAGACTTGCGAAAGCAAATCGAAAAACTTGCGAAAAAAGAACGCCGTAGCCTATCAGGGCAAGTCGTTAAAATACTAACTGAATATTTTATGAAAGGAAAATAACATGATAAGCATTATTATAGCCGCGCCACAAGGCGCAGAAAAAACAGAAATGGCAAAGCTAATAACTGAAGCGTTTGGTGATACATTTGGCGCGTTTCAAATTTACTCAACAAACTGCGAACTTGATTTAGAAAATTTCCCAACGGAGGACAAATAACATGACCACAACACAATTAACAGTAATGGGGCAAATTTGCAAAGCTATTGATGTTATGGCTCCAAGCCTTGCAACAGACCTTAAAGGCACTGGTATAAGCCCAGAACGCTTTGTTACAACTGCAAAGACAGCCATTCAAACGCACATTCAAAAAGACCGCCTTGAGAAAGCAGACCGCAACAGCCTTTATCTTGCTATTAAAAAATCCGCCGCCGATGGCTTAATGCCTGATAATAGAGAAGCCGCTCTTGTTATCTATGGCGACCAAGTGCAGTACCAGCCAATGGTGCAAGGACTAGTTAAAATGGCTAGGCAATCGGGCGAGATTGAAAGCATTAATGCCGAGGTTGTATATGAGAATGACGAGTTCTATTTGAACTATGATTTTGACGGCGTTAAATTTAAACACGCGCCAGACTGGAAAGGCGAACGCGGCAAGCCTTGCTTAGTTTGGGCAAGCGTTAAACTTAAATCAGGTGAGATTATTGCAAGGGCATACCCGAAAGAACGTATCATGCAAATTGCCACACGTTCAAAGCAATCAGGGAATTACAATCCTGAAACTGGTAAAGATTGGGAAGAATTTTGGAGAAAAGCGGCGATTAGAAACATTCTAAAATACGCGCCAAAATCAACTCAACTTGAGAAAGTTTTGGAACAACATGATATTGAGTTTCAAGAACAAAAAGATCCTGAAATTCCAAAAGCGCAAGAGGTTAAATCAGAACCAAAGAAAACAAGGGCAAAGTCTGCAATCATGCCAGAAAAAGAGCCTGAAATTCTTGATGCTGAAATCGTCGAACAAAACGAATTTGAAGCGCCTATATAGCAATTAGAGGGGATTAAACGCCCCTCTAACCCTACCATTCCCGCCATTTTTGAAAATAAATGAAAAAAGTGCATTTTGTTGATTGACAACCAGCCACCATGTCTATATAACTTAACTCACGAACAAACACGAAGGAGAGTTAAAAATGACAACACAATCAAAACACACCCCTGCGCCTTGGTACATATCACCAAACTCTAATCCACCAAAAATTAGAACAGAGAAAAAAACGCTTTGTCAGATGATGGGGCGCACCAATCAGGAATATAGCCGCAACGAAATGGATGCCAACGCCCAACTAATTGCCGCCGCGCCTGAATTGTTGGATGCTTTGGAATTGGCTTTATCAAAAGATATGTTATCAGGTGAAGTTGCGGACAAAGCACGCGAGGCAATCGACAAGGTTAGGGGGTAATCATGCTTAAGCAAATCTTACTCACCATCCTAATCGCGGCATTATCTGCAAGTATCACGGCGAATTATTTTTTATACAAACAAACGCCGTACATTGAACCAATTGAACTTAAAGAATTGAAATAGGAGAATAAAATGAATACAAAACAATTTTTAAAACATTATAATATTGATTATAAAATTAATGAAAACGGAAAAATTGAAATAGGTGGCAGCCTCTATTTGAGTTGCCTAACATCTATCCCCGAAGGATTTAATCCTACCGTGGGTGGTAGCCTCGATTTGAGGGGGCTAACATCTATCCCCGAAGGATTTAATCCAACAGTAGGCGGTGGCCTCTATTTGAGTGGTCTAACATCCATACCTGAAGGCTTCAACCCAACAGTAGGTGGTAGCCTCTATTTGAGTGATCTAACATCCATCCCTGAAGGCTTTAATCCAACAGTAGGCGGTAGCCTCTATTTGAGTTGCCTAACATCTATCCCCGAAGGATTTAATCCTACCGTGGGTGGTAGCCTCGATTTGAGTGGTCTAACATCCATACCTGAAGGCTTCAACCCAACAGTAGGTGGCAGCCTCTATTTG